GGAATGTTGTATTTCTTCGCCAGATAGGCCACAAGCGCGAAACTGGCGGCTTTTTGCGCGGGCGTCAGGGGGGTGCTGTTGTCTGTAGCAGGGTCGCAATGTTCCACGCTGATCGTGCAAAGGTTCAGGTTGCCATATTGGCTCATATAGGGTTCCCAGAATGGATCATAGCCTGCCTCGACACAACAGTTTCCACCGGCACCCAAACTCTCCGGTACGAATTGCCAGATCGTGCCATCGGTTCCGACTGCATAATGGACGCTTTTCCCAGGATTGCCGGACGCCAGGAACGTGTTGTAGACGGCCTGCGGTGTGGCATCGCCCGCTGTTTTGTGAATCACGATGGCTTTGCAAGCGTTGCTATCGAACATAAACGACCTGGGAACAAAATGTGCTTCTGCCTCTGGATAATCAGCAGACATATAAATCCTCCTTATGCCGCAATCTTGCGAGTATTCCCAGTGCTGAGCGCGTGTGCTCTTTGCCTGGGATAATGCTCGTTCGCGTAGGATTGCTGTTGTATTTGAAAATCGATAGGCAGTCCTGTCATAGCCTTGCCCTCGTTGCTGACAATGCTATTCGTGACCGTCTTCTCAGTTCTATGCGCCTATATTCAGCGTATCGTCGATAGAAACATTATGACTATTTCCTGATTTGATATCCTTTAAGCTGACAATATCTTCATCAATCGTCAGTTTGATATGATGTGTCCTTTCCAGCGTTATAGAAATTAGTTGTACTATTTTCTCCATGCGCCTGTTTGTCTTCTCCAGCCGATCGATACGATCCTTGAGAAGGTTGTTTTCCACTTCAAGCGCTTCCCTCACGCGCTGTTGTACATCGCTTTCCGCTTTTGCCAAGCTGGTTTTGATTGCGATAAATCCGCCGATCGATCCGCCGACAACTATCAGGAGATTAAGAATAGTCAGCCACCCTGAGAGCGCGCTCATTTTGTTTCCTCGTCGGCTTTCGGTGGTATCAAGCCAAGGTGATTCTCGATAAGCGTAAGCCGCCTTTCTGAAAATTTTTCTTGTATCTCCAGCTCTTTATGCTTTTTGATATAGAAAGCCAGAGCCCGTTTTGCCAGGAAAATAGCGGCTATTCCTTCAGCGAGCAGAAGGAGGAACGTGACAAAAATCACGAGTCGCACAATCAAAACAAAATCCATCGCGTTCCCCCTCTGGTTTCCGGGCTAATTCAAACCGAGCAATTGCGTAATATTGTAGAGCATGTCATCCGCGCTTGCGGGTACGGTGCCCTCGCTCAACTGGATAATGCGGTTAAGGTCGCCGATGAACGCCTGAATGTATGTCTGATCCCCGGACGCAATGCCAGCGGCGGTCATCGCATCTGTTGTGCACATGAGGTTGTACGCCTCATATCTTTGCTTGCACCAGTCGATGAAGCTGCGCAAGTACTGCGTGTCTGCCGTGATTGCGCTCGTAATCGCCGCCGACGTAACAGGAACAATAGCCATAAAAATCTTTTCCTTTCTTTTAGGGACAAGTTGTCCAATTTGAGCCGTCCCAGATCATCATCATCGAATGTCCTGTGCTCAGGACGATGTTGCTGCCATTGCGCACACGAGAGCCGCTAGCAGCAAAGGTTACGGTCCCTGAGGAGCTGAAATTGTAGAGAAACACCACCTGACCGGCTGTGTTCCCGGCGGTCATGATGATGCCAGTGACATTGCCGCTATTCGTGACGACAATGAGCGGGCCAGTATTGAGCGTGATCGTGCTGCTATTCGAAAGTGTTTGGGCAGTCGGATAGGGCAGGAGCAGCGGGCCGTTATCCGTGATTCCGCTCGCATTGGCAATGAGCCCAACGAGCGTTGCCACGCCGCTTCCATTTGCAGAAATGTCGCTGTCGTAAGAGGCGCTGTTTAAGCTGAGCAGGAATGTTTCGAGCGGATTCAGAAATTCAGCGCTGATTCCGGGTGCGCTGCCATCGCCCCAGGGCCCAAATTGAACGTACCCACTCATCTTGCACCTCCTACAAAGCCAGGCCTGACCACAATTGGCACCCGGCCATCTGCTGCAGGTGCCAGCGCTACCCCCAGAACCATAACCGACTCGCCATGCCGTACTGCGCGCACCCGTCCATTGCCATCAGAGCAGACAAAAGAGCGCCCTGAAATGGGCTCGGAAGCCAGCGCAAAGACACGACCAGTCAGTGCGACGGCATGCGTCAGGATGTCCGAGGGGTCGTACTCCTCCATGTCTGGATGATTTTGCAGACCAGCGCAGAAGCCTGGCACATGCGAGATCACATGAGCGAGCGAGCAACCATCATGCAGGCAGCGAGTCATAAGTGGAATTACACGCTCTCCAGGGCCGTGTTGATAGGGAATGGGCGTGTCTGTGTCCTTGGGACACACGACCGTGCCATCCTCATAGGGCACATCGACACGGTAGATTTCAGCGAAGTCAAAGCTGTCGAACGAGCCCCCGGCGCTGTAGTTGACCGTGGCCTGCGTGGTGTAGTACGTATTGCCTGAGATCAGCATGTTTCCCGCAGAACTGACTTCCATGATCTTCGTGCCATTCGATCTTTTGACTCCCAGGGCCACGCCAACTTTGATGATCGAGGGCGTAGTGGCGTTGTTGACAGCCACGCCAATCCCGCCATTAAATGCCTGGAGCGGCTCGTAGCCAGTCGCATCCTGGAAATGCATGATGGCGCTGGCTGACATTGTGCCGCCGATCTTGTATGTCCCTGAGCCAGACAGCTTGATGCTGGTCGCACTTACATTGCCTGAACCATCGGAACTGATGCTGCTGTCGTAAGCGATACTGCCGATCGTGAGCAGAAATGCTTCCAGGTGCGTATTGAGGAACGTTGCATCGACTGATGGTGTCGTCCCGTTCGTAAAAGGCCCGTACTGGACGTATGGCCCGCTCATGCTCCGTTCCTTTCTAGAAAACAATATCTCCGACTAATTGCAGCGTTTCAGTGCCCTTCGTGTGGCTATACAGCCCTCTGGCAACCATCACGCCGCTATTTGCTGTTGCGCTGGCAGCATTTCCGCCAAAGAAAGCCACTTCAGCGATAGCAGTCCCGACCGCTGCCCCCGCGGGTATAATGCCATTCACCAGGATTTCCCCAACGCTCGCTCCGTCCGTGTAGGACGCTATGGCATTGCGGTAGACCTCTGCGTCAAGTTTCGTCTGGCTTGCGGTGGGTGTCGAGTTCCCGGTACCGATAGCGACATATTTTATCAAGCTCGAATCTGCTCCAGAAAGTGAATCTCTGAAAAGATCGAGGCCTGAGTTAGTTACCTGCATTGTAGACATAGGTTCACCTCATCATCCTGGGTACAGGGTCGTATTCGGATATGTCGTCGGTCCTGGAATAAGTGCTGGCGAGACTGTAGCCGTGAGCGTTGCAGTAGGCGAGATCGAACTGGCTGTAAACGTGGTTAGAAGCACAAGGCTGCTTGTCGTACCCGCATTGATATTCCCCACGGTCGCAAGCTGCTTGAACAGCGACTGAAAGAAGTCGATCCACGTGTTGTCATACGGCCCTGAGACCGCCGTGATCGTATACCAGATGTTCAGCCCGTCCTGCTGGTCTGAGGCGCTGACCTCCTCGATAATGGCCGGGCTGTTCAGGCCGTGCATCGGCAGGTCGATTGTGCGATATTGGCCTGGCGCAAAGCTGGAATCGAGCGTGTTGAAAACCGCGATCGTTCCAGGGACGCAATAGTAAGCCAGGAGCGCAGATGCCTTCGCCAGAGAATTCGCTGCGGTCTGGAGCGTGGGGTCATTATCTATTGCCTCGATGATGCCCGATGTGCCATCCAGAGCCGCCTGAGCCGCGATGGCAGCCGGATTGTTGGCTGTGCTCACGTTCGGATATTGGCCAACATAGACCACCTCAAGGTAATCCACCGTGCCAGTTGGGCCTCGTAGCTTTGTCCCGCTGCTGTCCTGCGTGATGGTCGGACTTCCTTGTTGCCAGTAGAATGCCTTGCCTGTGTCCACCCCTTGCACGCCAACCGTTTGTTGCACGTAGCCCGCGCCATTCAGGTTGGTATAGATCGTTGGTGCGGAGGCCAGCTCATACCCCATGTTCCAGGACTGGGTATTTCCGTCGCCCGCCCTAACCTCAGTCTGCGTCGTGGTTTGCGCATACCCGCCAATCTCATACTGCGTATTGCGATACATTGGGTTTTGGCGCTGGACATATGGCGCTTGCCCAGAGAGATGGCCGTCGTCTATCGTTGTGCCATCTACTGTGCTTCCAACAACGTAGGTATAGGGCACAAACCAGAGTTGTTTGTATTGATCGATTGCCCAGTAATACGGCGTCCCTGCTGCGCTGGCTTGCTTGACGAGTGCGTCCAACGCGTCGGCTACCGTGCAATAGCCAAACACGGCCTGGGGGATTAAGCCGACATTGCCGCCTGGATAGAGCGTTGTGCTGGGATAGAGCGTCGTGCTGGGAGTCAGGCCGTCGTAGATTGCCCCGACCGTCACGCCTTCCTGGCTCAGGATATTGTCCACCAGCCATTGCGCGATATATCCGCAGGTCTTATTGCTGAACGAAGCCGCCACAATGCGCTTTTTTGCCAGCCACTCCTGGCCCATGGCAGTCAATGTGTGCTCTAAACTGGCCTGAAAGCCTGGCTTCTGCTCTTTCAGCGGCAAGTTGAGATAGCCAGAGAAAGCCAGAGCTTGCGCCTGGTCGTAAATCTGCACTTGCTGGTATTGCTGAAAGTGTGTAGTCGTATTCGATGTGTGCACCGTGAAAGAGGCGCTGGACATCTTGCCAATTTTTCGATCAATGAGTAGGGTTGACGCATTCACCATATAGGGCTGACCGCTGATAAGGAGCGAGTACGGCATTAGAATCCCACCGCCGTTCTCGTGCGGATCTGATCCACAATATGAGGCATGAGCCCACGTCCAACTGTTCGCCCGTCGAGTTGCAGTATGATCGGCTGCCCTTGCCCAGAAGAGGATGATGTAGTGCCGTGTACCACCGGGTTGCCAGCCAGAGCCAACGTTGAGGCTACATTGAGCGAGGCGTTTTTGATCCTCCCTAATTGCGAGTTCATGCCATTTACGAGTAGGTCTCCGAAGTCCGGCATCCACTGATCTACGTCAGTCAGCGGCCCAACATCCGGTTTTGAGAAATGCAGGAAGCTTTTGATGGTATTGCCGATACTGGAGCCCAAGTTTTTTGCATCGTTGACCAGAGTCGATATGCCATTTTTGATGGTATTGCTCAGACCGTTTATCATATCTTGCCCGATATTTGCTATTTCTCCTGGCAAATTTTTGAACACGCGAATAATATCGTTTATCATGTCGGGCACAATGCTATGCCCAGTCAATTTGTCCCAGAGCGTCGTGAAGAAGCCGATCACTCCCTGGACAAAACCAGACAAAAGGCCCGATATAAATCCCCAGGCTTCCTGGAAGATGCCCTGGATGGTTTTCCATGCGCCTGAAAACATATTGATGATGCCCTGCCAGATAGTTCCCAGATCAGCTCCGAGCTTATTAAAATTGCCGGTGAACAGATCATAGAGAAACTGGATGATGCCAGATATCACCTGGACAACGCCCGTGAATACCTGGACAACCCCGCCTATGACAGTGACGAGCCCAGACAAAAAACCTGCGAACCCCTTGGCTAGTCCTGCGAACAAACCAACCAACAAACCAAGTGCGACCACAACAATACCGCCGACAATTTTTGCCAGAAGCTCAAAAACTGGTGCCAGCGGCTGAATGGCTGCCCAGAGTTGCTTGAAGAGCGGTAAAAGTTGACCGGTCCATAATTGCTGCAATTCTTTCCAGACGGGCATGAATATTGATGTCAGGAATGAGCCGACGCCTTGCAGGATAGACCAGATCTGATGCAGCACTCCCCCAAGTGGAGAGGCCGCAACAGCAGATGTGATTTGCCCCCAGTGCTGGAAGATTTCGACCACGCCAGCCACAGCCGCGCCAATACCAAGGAGAACGAGCAAGACAGGGCCTGCAGCTACCAGGAATGAGCCAATGGCTATCACCAGAGCGCCACCGATCACCGCAGCCAGACCAGCTAGGACAGGGATCAATTCATGTGAGTGGCTCAGGATAAAATCGGAAGCTTTACCGATATCACCAGCAAATTTATCGATGATCGGTGTTACCTTTGGACCAATGGCATCCATCAGCTTTGTACCCATGATGGATAGCGAAGAACCGACGTGAGACAATGCCCCCGGCACTGTTGCGTCGTACTGGTTAAATGCGTTCTGAGTTGCCCCGGTAGCGTTGCTCATGGCCTTGAGATTGGCTGTGAATGCTGATGCCTTGCCGCTAAGGAGGTCAATAGCTGCTGTACTCCCTTGCGCGCCGCCGGTCAGCTTGACGAATGCCTGCGTGTTGTCTCCTCCTGCAATCTGAGCCAGGTACTGGAGCTTGCTAAGCAAGTCCAGGCTTGCAAAATGCGCCTCGTTGAAGTTTAATCCGAGCTTTCTCGCGGTCTCCGCTGTATTGCCCATCGAAGGGGAGAGCGATTTAAACAGCGTTTGCAGGTCAACCGCGTCCTGCTTGACGTGCGGATTGATCTGCGTGAGTGTGGCTTCAGCCGCTGCGACCTGTTGAAACGAAACGCCAACCGTCTCACCAACGGAGGCTAGAGGCCCAATACTGGTGGCGAAGTCGCTCATGCTCTGTTTACCACGATTCACTGCCTGAGCCATGATATCGGTGATGTTGCCAGCGTCTGAGGCACTGTCTCCATAATCATGCATGATGGCTGTGAGACCTGACAATACGTCCTGTTCATTGGCCTGGTCGCCAAGTGCAAGTTTTGTTGCGTCATCGAAGACTGTAATTGCCTGGCTCCCGCTGTATCCGGCTGATTCAACCTCATAGAAACCCTGCGAAGCCTGATCCATGGTGAGACCCAGTTGCATCGCGGCCTGCTGAAGCGCGTTGACATCCGCCTGCGACGCTCCAGCTGCGCCCTTGAGAAGCGCCTCGCCCTGTTGGCCTTGCATGCCCATCTGGACAAGTTTACCGCCCGCCAGCGCTGCCAATGTGCCGATCATCATGAGCGGCCCCATAGCGCTCTGAAGCCCCTCAAATGCCCCTGAGGCGTCATCTGCCCCGGCGACTGCGTCAGCCTCTCCTGCTGCCGCACTTTCCATCGCCTCGCCCAACTGGTCTGTTTCGACAGCGAGCGCCTGGATCTGGTCAGAAACGCCATTTATTGCTGTTTCAAGCGAACTGAAATTTGCGACGAGGATAGAGGTTTGTCGCTGGATAGCTTCTAGTATGCCGTTGAGCGCATCTATGCTATCCGCTGAGCCCGCTATACCGTCCAGCGACCCGCCAGCATCGTCGGCAGACGTAGCAACCTCGCTCAGTGTGTCAGCCGCTGTCTGAGCCGCTTCTCCGAGCGCGTCAAAAGAACCACTGCTCTCTTCCATGGCAGAGAGCTTTTCAGCAAGTCCGTCTGTGAGATCAGAGATCTCTAATATTGGATCAGTAGCGTCATCGGCTACCGAGACCTCTGCCATCAGTTGTGCGGCTACGACCGGCATTTATCGGTTCTCCAGTTGTTTCCTCGCGTGAGCCTCAGCAGCTTGCGCGTCCAGCGCGATACGACGCCAGAATATGTTTTGATCGATCAGATCCCAGGGGGCTACGCGCAAGTAACGAGCTGCCTGGAGCAGTGGATACCAGTCCGGGCATTCTCCCATGAGACCTTTCGTCGCGAGCCAGCGGCCCAGATTTATGCGCTCTGACTCTGGGCCGCTAGATCTTCCGGGCTGATGTCCCTGACAATAGAGGAAAGGATACGCACCCGGATCGATATCGGAAGTTCAGACAGGCGTTCTGGTGTGATTGGCACCATTTGTGTCATCGCCTCATTTTCAAAGAAGTCCCACTTCTTGATGAGTTTTGAGAGAATGTCATTAAGCGAACTGAACGCCTGAAGAACGCCATCGCTGGTTTTTGCTCCGTTGCTGAACCCCTGGAGTTGGGCAATGGTGCGCTCTGTGACGAGTGCCGGGTAATACTCGACGTTCAGGCTGTTCTCCCCGAACGGCACCGATACGCTCGCGACATTGGCAGCGATTTGATTGAGTGTAAGAGGCATAGGTGATTCCTTTAAAGAGATGCTAAGAGATTTTGGACTGTGATGAGTTGTGATTGGCCTGTGCTCCAGGAGGTATCAAGCACGACATTGCAATCCCACTCCAAAGCATAGATTCCTTGGTCATCTTTGTATTCAGATGGTTTCCCAAATTTGATAGCCATATCATGCCGAAACAGATTGTACACTGGGTCAGAACCAGTTCCCCCATCACTCGCAATCTGCGCACCCTGAGCCTCAACGCGCAGATAATAAGTAGTCCCGGACTGAAGATAAGACAGTGGGGCCATACCAGCGCTATCCGCTTCCATGAGAAGCTTGATGGAAGTTTTAGGGGCGGTATCAACGTGACCGCCAAACCCTACAGTCGATCGATTGAATGCAAAAAAGGGACTGTAGAGGCTATCACCAGCAAAATCAACAGAAAGCACGCGGGTAAGAAGTGTTGTCCCCAAACCAGCGCTACTGCTGTCGAGATACACATCAAATTGTTTTGACGGGGCAGGAGCCAGAACAACATCTGTAGGACTAGCAGTGAGCGTAACCGTGCCATCGTCGGTGATCGGCAGTCCGAAGCCTTTAGCGGAAATGGTGAATGGCGTTTTACGGGAGCCTTTATAGCCCCAGGAATTGAACAGGCCATACGCTAGCTTGCGTGCGCGATGTGCGTCTCCCTGTTGAATGCTGTAAGTCTGAGGCTGGATGCTGCCACTGACAGGCGGGACATACCCCCAACTTTTGGCAGTTGCAGAGGAATCAGCCGCGCCGGGCGAGATGATACCATACACACCGCTAAGCACATAGCAGATGCCGTTGTAGTCCAGCCAACCAGCCACAGCTATGCTTGCTTGTTCTATGTCCTCTTCTTGCAGCGAATCATACTTTGTTCCCGATGCGCGGTAAGACGAGACAGTAGGGTCTATTCCAAGCGTCCAGTCAAAGCAACTGAGCCGCTTATCGGCTGCAACCGGTGTCCCCGGCGTTGTTTCGATGCCGATCTGGGTACGCTGGTTGACTGTTGAAACCTCAGGGCTCCACGTCATGATCTATGCCCTCCATCATCCCGGCCTCAACATCAGAGAGTCCCTGGTGCTCAGGGCGAGATACGAAAGATTGTTCTGTTAGGATGATTGGCTGATTTGTATACGATACAATCCGCCAACATTAGAAATTATTTGACCGTTAGTTGGTCCTTCATCTGCCCAGAGCGGAGACTGCCGCCATACGGCATAGATGTAGCCCCCGCTGACTGCGATATTGCGCAATCCCTCTTCGCCTCCCATCAGGTCGTCAATCCGTGTCGCAGCCGCTACAACCTCAGACTGATAGTCAACCGTGCCGACTGCCTTGACCTGGAACGTCGATTCAACTATCAGCCTCACACCGTTCATGGTTGTAACATCTGAGCCAGACTGATGCGCAAAGATCACATACGGCTCTGCGCTTCCATCCAGTGCAAATGCTCTATGAATGCCTCCTGGAGCATTCGCTGCCAGTGTGCTATCCCCTAAGAGCGTGTTGTTGAGCCAGGCCAGAGCCAAATTGATCTCATGCGCACTCATATGGCCTCTCTCAACTTTTCCTCTATGGCAATAAGCGCTCTGATAAATGCAGGCCGAACGGCTTCCACTGCCGGTCCTAAAAATGGTTGAGCGGCAGCGTGCTTCGTTCCTGTCTCGACGTACACTCCATAATTCGCCCCTACGGCAGCATACGCGGTCAGATCGTCGCCTGGTGCAACTATCTCAGGCAAAACATACGAATCAATCTTATTCAGGCCGTGCTTACCCTCTTTAACTGCTGGATTGCCTACGTCGCCATAGGTGCTCTGACCCTGTGCAACCATATACAAGCTGTTCTTTAGAAAACCTGTATCGACAGGAGCATTGTCTTGAGCCTGAACAACGATGTCCATTGCGGTTTTACGCACAACCTGGCTTAGCACTGGCCTGAATGCCGCGGCTACTTTTGGTAGATTGTTTACAATACGCACCATTTATTTGATCTCCGCAGCTAAGACGGGCTGAAGCCCAGGTATCGAATGCGGACTCAGAACCACATGGACAAACAGCGTCTGATTTTCGACAATCAGGCGGTCTGCCTCCTGCACATCCGTCCCGTAAGGCAAGTGGATATGCCAGCTATTAAGAGCACCTATTTTATATTCATAGTTCGCCAGAAGTCCGGAATCAGGCTGTTTCATACCAGCAACCGTCGTATTGATCGTGCTGTACGGTCCCTTGGCTGGACTTCCCCAAGCATCGTTTGTAGCACTCGCCCGCTGGATAACGCAGGTCTTGTCGCAGACAGCGGCCACGAGATCAGCCTGGATTTCTGCCAATTCGGATGCATCAACCATCAGTACACCTCGCTCATCCCGCTGGCACCTTCACCGCCGCCAAGTACCGGGACGCTTTTGCTGTCCATTTCAGGTAGCACATCGCGTCTGACCATTGTAGCTGCCTTTGGCCTGGCTTGACGACGAAAGACGTTTGCAAGCGTCTGCTTTGCCTGCATAAGCTGACTCCGCTTGAGTGTTTGCCCCTCAACCGTGATGTCATACTTTCCAGCCAGGTACGCAGACCAGATATCACAGAGATCGGCAGCCGTAGCAAAGATGTCGAAAGATTTTCCAGTAGCCCATACAGGGGGATATTGGCCTGGGAACGTGCCGTTAGCGAACAACTGCGTCAAACTACTCGCTTCGAAAGACCAGTGACCAACAATCAGATCAGATGCTACAGGAGTCAGCACGACCCAGGCGGCGTGGGTGCTGGTGCTATTGCCCTGCAGGATGACATCAGCCTCCCACCAGGAATAGCCTTCGCTGTAATAATCTGCGAAAACCATGCTAGGGACATTATTGGTACTTGCAGCATTGATAATGGCCGGGGCCACTTTCAAGGGGTAATACCACAAATCTTCCCTGTTTTGGTCTAATTGGTCTTGTATAGTCTGATCATCAAACTGCTGGTTTGCGCCTGCCGGGTCTGCGATCAATGTCCTGACTTTGGCTATCTGCGCTGTCAGCGTCGAGCGTACTGCCATCGGGTTGCGCTTTCTGTGCGAGAAGTTGCTGGACGAGTGCTGTTAGCTGATCGATCTGGGCTTGCATAGAGACCTCACGGGCACTCATAACAGGTTCGCTGACTGGTGCAAGAGCCCCGTTGTCGGCGCGTGGGTCGTCGATCGGTACCCAGTTCTCACCAACAAGTCGCTTGTAATGCGACTCGATCTGCTTGACGGGCACGTAAACGGGTGGTGCGTCATGTGGAGGGCGTAGCCATCGCCCTCCTGGTGCCATTGGCTGTAATGCCATATTTTACATTCTCCTTAGATTTGCGGCGCTCGTGGGACCAGGACGGCCCAAATCTTGCCAGTCATACTTGCTGAGAAGTCCACATGCAGCGTGCCGTCGCTCTGCATAAAGCGGCTCGACTCGAACGGACCGATAAAAGCCGTACCGGTTGAAGCGGTCAGGTTGCCTGTGGTGTAGTCGCCCAGGCCACTGCGCATTGCCGCGCCAGCCGTCGCGCCACCGCCAACGCCAGCCTTGACGGTGACAGTGCCGACGCCACCAGAATAGGTGTTCGTGACGTAGAGGATCAGGTCCTCTGTGCCATTTGCAGCCGGAATGGACTTGCTGGTCATGTCAATGTACATGCCATTGGCCTGGTCGATGGCAGTTCCTGCATCATTGAGATCAGCGCCGCTGGTAAAAGTCGCGAGTGGAATTTGTGTGCGTGCCATGATCCTCTCCTATGGATGCTGGAAGTAGCCAACAGCAAGCTGATTCGGGCGAATGGTCTTTGCCCCGTACAGCGTCAGACCCTTCACAGCGTCTGCAAAGCGGTCAGGCGGGCGAAATGCTTCGGTCTGGGTCAGACCAATGGCTTTTGTCAAGGCCATTTTGTGCCCTGCCATGAAAACATCCTGGCTCCCAGTGACGCCCACGGTGCCCCCAAGGTGCGGCGCGTTGACGCTCTTGTACACGTCCATGCCATCAACTTGCCCGATATAACCGTCAGTGGCCTGCCCCTGGGAAGCATCCAGTTTGCCGCTCATGATGGCCGCGCGCCCTGCATCAGTGTTGAAGCCTGTGAAGCGTTGGTCGAGCATCAGATGGGTAGCGCCCCACGGCGGAACGACACACCAGCATCCTGCCTCCGGAGTCAGGGACTCGGTGAGTTTCTGGTGAAGCAGGACGAGGTAATCGTAGATGACGGTACCACCGCCGACCTTGTCGTATGTCGGCTTATCGGGCGTGACAAAGCTGCCAGAAGACCCGATCAAGTTCGCAGAGGGCGCGTCGGTGTAGAAACCGGCAAAGTACTGGTCCATTTTGTTTTTGATGGAGTAGGCAGCCCAGATCATGGCCTGCCCCATGACTTTGGGGTTCTGCTGTGCTTTATCCACGTCGTCAACGGCAAAATTGTAGTATTTGGCCTGATTGATGGTCAGCACACTCTGAGCGTCGCTGAGGCCTTGTGGCGCATTGATGGCTGTATCCTTGGAGTAGTCGTATACGTTGATGTCGCCGATCGCGTTAATGCGCACGGTGTCGCCGTAGTTTTCGATCTCGCCTTCGTAGTCATCGTTGAAAAGCGCCCCGTAAACCAGGATACGCTGAAGCTGTACAAGCAACTCGCCAGCCCAGATCTCTGGTATAAAATGATTGAGACTCAACTGTCTAATCTCCCATCATCCCGGCCTCAACATCCAAGTCTTACGCCTCTACAGCGGCTCAGGTGCTCAGGTCGAGATATAAGATGATCGTTTTTCTGTTCAGAACCGATAAGGATTTTTTGCCTGGTAGTCCAGGATCGCTGTGCGCTGTGCCTGTGAGAGTTCACGCCAGGGTATCTTGCCGCTCATGACATCGGCCACGTATGCAGCGGTGATCTCTCCTGAGCCAGACTGAGAACGAGGCGGATTTGTTGCGCCTCCAGATGTGGGCGACTGCTTCGTCTGCTGCTGGCCTGCCAGATATGGCTTGGCTTTCAGTAATGCTTGTAAAAGCGTCTCAGCGTTCGTCGGTGTGCCGTCGTCATCGAACTCAAGATCGGCGCGGCTGAGCATCGCTACAGCGTCCGCTGGATCAGTAAAGCCAAGTTTTGCTGCGATAGAGCGGATCTCCGCATTGACTAGGCGGTCCTGGGTACGTGCAACATAATCAGCACGCTCCTTTTGCTCACGAGCAAGTTGCTTTTCTAAGCGCTCACGTTCAGAGAGTTCGGCGTCTTTCCGCTTCTGCTCCTCTTCCTCAAAGGTCTTGAGGCGCGTGCGGTGACCAGCGTTCTCTTTACGGAGCTGCTCTATCATGCGCTCGTAATCTTCGGCGCTTTTTGATGGTTTGGTGACTTCTCCCGCCTGGGGATTCGTCGAGGTTGTGGGCTCCTGGCCCTGGGGTTTATCGGAAGCCTCTCCCGCCTGGGGATCGGCTGTTTTATTCTCGTCTGCCATAAGTGTAACGCAAGTCCTCTCATTCTGTCAAGGTGTTGTTAGGATGTTATTGGGCCATTTTCTTCAAATTGTCTGGCGGGTCCATCTGTGCCTCTCGATAGGCGCTGATGAGTGTCCTGGCGGCCTTCTTTTTGGCATCAGCGGGAACGTCCTTCAAGCCGCCTCTCGCGCCGTTAAGAGCCGCTGCACAGGTAGCAATAGAAACAGTGCTGATTGCGCCATCAGGAAATTTAAATGGCAACTTGCACTTATCCTGCATCCAGTCGGCGCGGTCGCCAGTATTCATGTTGATGGCGCATGAGTCGCAATACGATGGCGTGTCTTTCCAGTTGCTAGGGCTGCCGTCCCATTTCGCGTCAGAGACTTCTGCCATACTACTTGCCACCTTTCTTTGTGGTTGGACCTGCTGGCTTCGGTTTGCCAGCGTTCGGGTTGTTTTCCTTGAGCCTCATGTCCTTTGGCGTGTTGGTTTTCGGTTTTCCGCCCATGTGCTTAGTTTCCTTTCCGGGAATAATCTCATCACTGCCTGTTCTTCGTTCGCATCACTTCTGCCGCCAGGTCCAACTGCCTTTTGATATCCCGGCGCGATCTTATCCAGTCGGTGCAGATCTGGTTCATTGTCTGCTCATCCAGAGCGGTCGTGATGGCGAGACCTGGCGCCAGGATAGTGGATATCACCAGACCGCTGGCCTGGATTTGCACGTTCGTTTGCGGAAACTGCGGTTGCTGTGGTTGTGGCGCTGGCTCATTGCCTACGAGACGTAAATCGGTCATTTCAATGCGTCCTTTAAACTCTTTTCATAGCGGGAGGCTCCCCATTTTTCGTCATGGGAGACCCCCACGAGGTCACTCAACTCCAGATCGCCATTTTGATACGCTTTGTACTTGGCGTTTCCCAACACCTGCCTCTGCACGGCCTCAGACTGCTGAGCGAACCAGTCTGAGCCAGACTGATAGTCGTCAGCGCTGGCGGAAGTCTCAGGTATGCTTGTGTCAATTCCCGTGCCACTCAAAATATCCTCCCAGGATTTTGTGACTGGGACCGGCGCGCACCTGCACTGAACATGGCTCTCGAAGTCCTCGTCCAGGTCGTGCAGACTGCCATCCATAGCCAGACATACAGCACAGGTCCGCCCGGACTTATCCGCCTGCCAGCGCCACTGACTCATGATGTCGTCGTTAGCCCTATAAGACTCTAGCGCCGCGCTTTTGTAGCATCGCAACATCTCGTTCCTGCTGATTGTCAACGCCCTATTCCTGGACGTTCCGAGCGCCTGCTGTACATCGGTAGCCACTTTGCGCGGATTGTCGCCCGCTGTGAGCCCGGTTATCAGCGCCTTGCTCACGTTTTCCGCAGCCTCAGCGCCGAAGCCAGAGAACAGATCAGCGAGCGGGCTCCCGGCCTGCGTTGCGCCAACCAGATTGGCAATGGCAGCAGGAGACGGCACCCCGAACGACCACTTCACGCCCGTTGGAAGCGTAGCCTTGAGCAAGTCGAGCGCAGCCCGTTCGCCTAACTGGACGCCAAACCTTTGCAGTTGCCCGGTCGTGAGCTGTGCCAGGACTCCGAAATGGTTGATCTCGCCTTTCAGAAATTTCTTAATCGCTTCCAGCCTTCCGGCCTCATAAAGCCAGTTAGCGGGCAATTTCTCGCCATCTCCCAGGGCGTTCACCATCTGGTCGTACAAGCGGTCTAAGCGCGGCTGTATGCCCTTGAGCGAGTTCTGATAGGCGCGCTCAAGGCTTTGCAGGGCTTGCTGTTCGCGATGCAAGAGCAGCTGGCGATATTGGGCAAGGTGACGCTGCATCTGGCCTTGGCTCATGGCTTATTTTCCTCGGCTTTCTGCTGTGCTGCCTGATCCTGTTGAGCATCCTGACCCGGTTGCGCTTGCGGTGGAAAGCCTTGCCCGCGTGAGAAGGCGGTCATTTTCGCCTGATCCTCTTTGGCGCTCTTCTCTGCCTCGTCGTCGGCATTGTATCCGAGCTGCTGCATGAGAGTGTCGTCACTTACGCCAATGGCCTGCAATATTTGAGCTGTTTGAGCGGCTGCCAGGTCGTCTACTGGCAATAGATTTTGCCAATGTAGTTTGACCTGATACTTTGCCATCTGCGTGGCTGCCAGGCGGCCTGCCAGCACCAGCAGAACGCGCACCAGTTGGCGGATAGCCGCGCCGTAGAGCCGCTGTTTCAGAATCGTCTTTTCCAACAACGGTTGAAAGAGCAACTGAAGGGCAACACCCGAGATATTGCCCTTTGGCAGGTCTGCCAATCTGCCCAGGGCTACGGCAGGGACACGGCTCTGCTCGTCCATATCAGCGCGTAAGTCTGCCAGCAGGCTCAAGAAGTCTGCCAGGCTAGAAGTCATCTCCAGGTTACCAACCTCCGCCTCCGTGCTCTGGAGCACGAGTATGTCGTCAACGCCCGTTTGGATTTGCGAGGCGTTAGCTCCTTTAATCCAGGTTTTGGGGTGACCATGAAACTTGAGTATCCTGGCGAGATTGCTGAGCACAAAGATGATGGCTTTATTCATGCCGATCAAGTCCGGGGTCAAGTCCGGTGTACCCCAGAACTCATTCGGGTTGGGAAGATTCTGATTATCGATGATCGGAGGGAACGGATAGTCCCATTCGATCACATCGCCCTTCTGTATCCAGGTCCCGCTGCTGCCCTTGCGCACATAGTTCGCGATGAGCCATGTATCCTCCAGATCTTCTGGACCAGCGGTGGAAATATCGCTGTTGGGGTCAACGCGGGCAATAATCTGGCGTTTCTGCCATTCATTCCAGGATGGGTATTCGATGATATAGGCAAGTGGTATCTCGCAGTCGTCAGGCAGGGTAACGGTCCTGATAATTTGCGGGTCCAGCGGAATCACACGAGGATATTGCATGTTACCAGTCGCTGGGATGACCTTTGCGAAGTTGTGACCGCAGACGCCGCCATTGTGTGACATCTTGCTGAAGAGCGTCATCATGTCGTCGTCATCGCCAAAAAGTTCGGCGAGGTAGGCCTGGTCCTGTTCGTCTGGGACTTCGATCTTGACGATCTGACCGAACAAAAACGAGACGCCTTTATCCACGATCGGAGCACAGCGATTGCTCAAAATGTTGTCGTCTGGCTGGTCTTTCTTGACCTTGAGCGGCTTCTGGAATTGGCCTCTGTACGCCTTCCATGCCTCGTGCATTTCGCGCTTGCGGTCCAGGTCCACTTGTGGCGCGGGTGCCTGAGCCAGGGTGAGCGCGTCAGGGTTGTTTGGTGGCTGGCTGTAGGTGGGTGCTATCATGTGCGCTTCTCCAGGAGTTCAGGCGATTCGTAGATATTGCCAATAACCTCAACGTATTGCCACATGCGCTTTGGCGGTCTGCCGTGGTTGTTTGTGTGATACCATCCACCTTCTTCTTGCCACCAGAAGACCTCACCAACCACGTTGGTAAAGTCTGTGCGATCTGCTGGATGATTAATCCGCACAATATCGCACTCATAGATCTCTTTGCCTTTTCTGTCCTGGAGCCCGGTGAACTGCATGAGTACCGCATTCTCCCCCTTAACGAGGTCAACATGCGGTATGTTTGGCCCTTTCGGCGCGGGATCGATCATGATAGTCAGAGCGCTGCCGTCATCCCCAAAGTGGATGCAAGCCACTGGAGACATTTTCTTGCGCCCTTTGTCCCAAACTCGATATTTATACATATGCACCTCATCACTGCCAGATACTTGGTATGTAGCTCACACTATCGCCCTGCAGATCGAAGTGAGCCACAAGATAACGCAGCGCGTCTAAGGCGTGGTCATACTCTTTCACCGGCTGCTCGCCACGTTTCATGCCCTGACGGGTATCCCAGATGTAGCTCTCTGGTTCCTCTTCCAGGCAGGTCGGCTTTTTGCTTTCCATCAGGTCGCGGTCTCGTTGTCCGATAGGCAAGCAATCCCGGAAGATCATCACGCGCGGCTTACCGTCACCTGCTGCCCTGAACCTGGACGAGACAGCCTGTATGCCAGAACTCACATTCTTGACTGCAGGAGTTGTTGCCAGGACAAGATGCCGCTCTAACGTCGCACGGTCCTCTGCGTCGTGATCGCAGATGATGGCGCGCGGGAGCGGATCACCGCCCTTTTCTCCCCAGCGAGAATAGTGTTTGATGGTCTGAGCGTGGTCCTCTACTAGTGTTCTGGTTTTGTAGAGTTGCCGATAGATGTACAAACGCCCGTCAGGGTCTTGTGCGGCCCAAAGGCAGGCGAACGGATTCGTGTAGCCAAAATCTACGGCTATATAGCGCGGCCAGGCCAGTGGGATGTCAAAACGATCGATGATATTGCGCGCGGGCTCCCATGTATCCTCGTAGATCATACCCTCTGCAGACACCCACAAACCCAAGCGATAGCGTTTGTAACGCACGCCTGTAAGCTGGTCCAGTCTGCCCAGGTAGCGTTTGCCTTCTTCGGTGATCTGCCCTCGGTCATCAAATAGAACCGGGTTATCTTCGTGGCGAGTATCCAGGAGAGCGACGCGTTGCTCTAATGCGCGCTGCCTGATCCAGTGGCTAGCCGGTCCTGGGTTCACATCCCCAAGCATCTGCTGTAGCGGTGTTTTACCGTTCCTGAGACGAATAGAGCACGACTCCCAGTCCTCCTCAGTACCCTCTGTAGCCTCCTGAAAATAGATAGTATCCCATTCGCTCGACATGATTTTCGACGGCTTATCGAGGCCGCCGACAGCCAGGACGGAGCCGTTAGGATACTGATACTGCTGCATACTCGTTTTCCAGCGCACACCCTGAGCCGGATGAATCACTTTCTGCTCAAACGTCACCATGCCAGACTCTGTGAGCGAGCGGCGTGTTTTCCTGACCATAAGGTGACGGCTGCCTGGGTAGGTCATGGCAAGATAGTTGATGTACTCCAGGTTGCCACGCGACTTGCCGGTGCCAGCCGGGCCACTGAGAATGATCTCCGAGCCGCCGTGAGTAAACAGGCGGGAGATATTGCCACGCGGGCGGTAGGTCTCAACGATCTCACTGGTTGCTGCTGGCATCGCTGTTCTCTCCGTGGGTCAGGATAATGCGCTTCGTGTAGTTCTGATTGGCAAGTTCCTCCTCGGGTCGTTTGTCGAGTCCCATCAGTTCTGACTTGCGTTTGGAGATGTTTACCACACGATCAGCGGACCAGCTCCAATTTTTGTTGTTTTCGTCCATCGCATCTTTATAAGCACGAGCCTGGAGGCTTTGCAGCATAAAGAGTTCTTCGTCCCGCAAGTTTTGCACGTCGCGGTCAATGCGATTAGTGAGTTCGCGTCTCACAGCGTTATGGGCAGCGCCACGGCTGGCGAACCCTGAGCGATCTGCGATCTCGTCCCAGGTAGGCCGCTCCTCAAAGTAGATCTTGAGTGCCATATGGGCGCGCATCAGCGCATCAATATCCCGCGTATTATTTCCTGGGTTTCCTGAAGGTGGGACCTGGGACCTGACCTGGGACCACTTTTCCTTGACCGCACGCTTACTAATGGCGCGACGGGACACGCGATACTTGCGCTCAAGCTCACTTTGGGAGAATTTGCCGCTTTCATAGTCGTCACGAACGGCAGACCAATCAACCTGTCGCTGACTCATTCGCTCGCATCTATCATCTTGCCGATGAGCCAGCGAACAGCCGCAAAAAGCACGGCGAGTAGCAGGCATCCGGCAACTATAGAGACAATCATAAATCTCCCCGGAGGCACCGGAAGCGGGAAAGGAGGAGATGACTTCCGGTGCAATGGCTATGGACCCGCGAGCACACAATTGGCGTGCGCTCACCTACAGTATAGCGCGGTTTGTGACGAGCGGACAAGGGCAGTTGCGGATGTTGGGAGTATGTGGTAAAATAGAGTATGTAAATTCCCGTTTATGTACGGAAAGTTTTATTGTAGCTAAGGGAAAATCAATGGCAAGCGCAGCATCTCTTCTTGACCAGATCAAAGCAGGCAAAACAGTAACTAGGCATGGAACCAACAGCATAAGTGATTACTTGTGGCTGGATGGCGAGAAAATAACCTACGCAAAATACCTTGGAGAAGGCGACTGGTCTTATAAATCGTTCACCTTAGAAGACATTGCCGATTGGACTGATACCGGTGATTGGAGAGTTCAATAATGCCAGGTCGATCATTAATCAGGCAGAATCAACAAGGGTTACTTGGATCGATTGCAGGAGAACTAGGCGAACGCTCCCAGCGCATTTACGAGAGTGACGCCAAGGTTTTTGCTCAGTGGCTTCAGGATCATCACGTCACACCAGCAACGATCAGCCGTGAAACGATCACGCAGTACCGGGCCTGGCTGGTCGAAAATTACAGAACAGCGACCGCCAAGCGTATGTTTTCAGTTGCCCGGCGCATCCTGGATGAACAGGTGCACAACGGCGTCCTGACTACCAACCACGCGAAAAACATCAGAGGTATCAAAGCAGAGGATGAGAGCCCGCACATCGCCTTGACCAGGGAGCAGGCAAATGATCTCCTTTCTGCTGTGGACCTCGACACTAAAAAAGGCAAACGCGACTATGCAATGCTGATCCTGCTACTCTACACGGGCATACGCCGCTTTGAGTGCGCAGGCCTGACCTTGAGCGATCTGGGCATGGAGCAAGGACACCACGTTCTGACCATTCAAGGCAAGGGCAACCGGCGGGATATCGTTAAACTTAGAGTGGAAGCGTGGCGTGCAGTCGATGAGTATCTACGCGATACAGGGAGAGAAAAACTACCTAAGGACGCCCCGCTCTTTTGTCAATTCAGAAAAGGTGATTTCCCAACAGAGCAGCCGATCAGCAATATGGTGGTCTATCGAACCATCCTGCATTATGCCAAAGAGGCAGGAATCGACTCTCTCACACCGCATGGTATGCGGGCCAGCTTCGTTACCCTGTCCCTGGAGGGCGGCGCAAAGTTAGAGCAGGTCCAGGTTGCCGCCAGACATAAAGACCCGCGAACCACAGAGAAGTATTGGCGACGGAAAATGAACCTGGATAACAACGCAGTCGATTATATCAAACTATAATTAGAACGTCTGACCGCAGCAATCAGCGCTCCAAAATGCTATCATTGGATTCGCGTTAGGGGCGCTGTTGCAGCGGCTATGTCTACAAAACCATTTCACTTCAAAAACGACCGCGATGGTCGCTGGGAGCGATGCGTTCAGGATTTCCTGGAATCCAAAGACCGTGCATCCTCCGGTCATGCCACGCTAGCTAGCTATAAATGCACGCTCAAATTGTTTTTCGAGAACGTTGATAAGCGTCCAGATCAAATAATTCGCCAGGACATTGAAACGTTCCTCCACCGTCCTGGTCGAGCAGGACAACCAAGCTTCAACACCATTAACAGCCGCTTAAGCGTGCTCAAATCGTTCTATACGTTCGCGTCTGAGCAGCAAACCCCGGGCGGCAAGTCGATCCTCAAGAGCAATCCGACGACCGGAATCAAGCCTGCGAAGGGCTCCCAGATTGACCGCGATATCGAAGAGCAACATGTCCTCACGTTCTTCGCGCAAATCTCGCGCGATACGCTTACAGGACTCAGGGACAGAGCGTTATTTTTGTGCTATCTTTACACAGCTCGCAGGCGAGCTGAAATAGCAAATTTGCTCTGGGGAGATTTCGAACAGGTTGCGACGGCATCCGGGCCAGCGTGGTTCTACATCTTCAAACAAAAGCGCCACTTTGCCAAAGACTCCCAGAGGGAAATGCCACCGCGCGCAATGACGGCCATTGAGGAGTATTTGCGCGCAAACGACCGCTGGGGACGCATGAAACCAGAGGAGCCAATCTTCATAAACCATCATCATACGCACGCAGCGATCAGGCCGATCCATCCAACGACTGTTGATGGTCGATTCCGCCTCTATGCCGCGAGAGCACAAATCCCCGAGGCTGCGGTCGTGCATAGCTTTCGCCATCTATCGGCATGGCTCCGCTACCAGGCCAACGGCCACGACATATTGGCAGTTGCGGAGGATCTGGGTCACACCGGGACCGCGACCATTCTGCGCTACATCAAGCGACGCGAAGCCAAATACAAGCTCGACGAGATCGCGCGCAAACTGGAAGCCCAGTTCGCGAATCTCTGAGCAACAAAAAGAGAGCAGGCAGTGTGATGCTGCCTGCTCTCTACCAAGTTGTAGGCGCTGAAGCCATAATCGTCATCAATTATCAGATGTTCGTCGGTGACATGGCCTCTCTTTCTTTTAGCGCGGCCATTACCAGATCATAGACGATCTTGCGATGACAGCGCTCATAATCCTTGCAGGCGCACATGAGCATGAGAGAATGCCCTTCATCCAACAATCTCAACACATTGCGAACGCCATCCTCAGGATCAGCAATCACGATATCCTTAGTTGGATCGTTGTAATTCTTATTGCCCAAACTCAAGAGCAAGTGGTACTGTTTGTTATGGCGCTTTGCAAGAGCGCCATGATTAAATGCTGGTCGCCAGCGTGAATACGGGCGATAACGGATATCAACCAGCATAGCGTGAGGTTGCGCTAAAAAATCATCAATACGCTGTTCAGCTTCTCGATCAGCATAGCCAATGGTTTCCAGGCGAATTTCTTCCTCGCTCACTTACTTGCTCCTTTTCCGAAACGCAATGGGAATGTTTTGTCGCCTCACAGTACAGCACACGTCCTCGATTTCCGGGTACGTGAAACAAATCTCTACGTCCCCGTTTTTGTAGATTTCAGTGACAACACACGTATACCATCCAGGGCCGGGGAGTATATTTGCTCCCTGTTCCATGCCCCAGAGATGATATTCGATCTCTTTCCCGCTCTCGAAAGACGCGCGAACTTCTTCGTTCACTTACTGGTCTCCTCTCTATTCCATCGCTCTGGCAGACTCGATAGCTGCCTCTCTGGTTGCATGTGGACCTGTCCAGGCTGACCCTTCGAGACAGGATATTTCACCTGTCTCATAATCGCCATCCTGGTATTGGTCAAGGCGCTGCGCATACCAGCGCTTGCGCAACGACCAGACGAGAATCCGCGTCCAGAACTCTTTTCCGGATGTCTCGTCTACCGTCTCTATCGTTCGCATGATCGCCCGGCTAGTGACATGACAATGCTGCCAACACTGCTGGTGAATCTCGTGGGGTTCTTCACCATAGCGATCAAAGAGCACTCCGTGCAAGCCCTTAGCCTGTTTCTCCGCAGTCGGATCGTAGCAACCAGGGATCAGGCAGACCGGAAATTCCTCGATGGCTACACCTGACACGCCAGCAAGCAGATCCTTAATGCCTCTGCTCTCATAATCCCAGAAGCACTTGACGATGTATCTGCGTTCCAGCCATGACGACGAGTCCGGGGAAGCCCAGTTACGAATACAACTGTACTCCAGATCGCTTTTTAGGAGATAGGGCAGCATCTTCTCTGCCAGGAAAACCTTGTGTGCTTCGTCGATCTCCTCGTGGCTCTGCTCACTGGTTGCATCCGCATTAAACGCGAACATCACAGCATGCATCATTTGCCAACCCCTTGTATCAGCGAAGCCAGAGCACTGCACAAATCGTCGTACATCACATCATCCGTCATAGCATCCCAGACCTCACCGAAGCGGAGCGCTCCGCCAGCCAGCGCCCGCTTGATTTTTTCTTTCAGCTCGTCCATAAAAAACCTCCTGGGCCGGTTGCCCGGCCCGCTCACACTATGCTGACTGCTGCTGCCTCAACAGTTCCTCGCTGATCTCGTCCATACCGGGATACTCAGAGGCAACTTCCTCAGCAGAGGATAGTCTTGCCAACTCTTCATCAATGGTTTTGCCGATTTTCTCAAGTTCTCTTCCGATGAACTTGCTATCAGCAACCTCTCGCCCAAGGACGTCGGCACAGAACTGACGAAAGGTATTGGTATCATCCCAAAGACCTGCCTGATGCCCCTTCGCGAACAATGTCCGGACTGGCGATATCTTGCGCGGTTCTGGCTCAGAGGGTACTTCGGACACAGTGACCGTCGAGTCTACAGTATTGACTGGTGCCTGATTATCGGCCTGACCCATTTCCTCATGGGTGTACAGGCCCGCCGTGGTCTCAGGGAATGCCTTACGAAGAGCCAACGCCTCCGCGCATTTTGCCAACATGACATCAGGCATCTTCGCCCACATCGATGTAGGGCCGCCGCTCTTTTTCAACTGGACGTAACTGCCGTACTTCGCTGTGGCCGTAACAACGTTTTTGAAGTCGGCGCGCATAACGCGAACACGCGCCGCTGTCGGTGGCTCGTCGTCCAGCCACACATCTACCCACTTTCCATCACGCCCGCACCATTCCGGTGCAAGCTGGCCGAGGTACTTCCTGGATCGCTCAGCCTGTATCCTCAGACCATCGATGCTCACCTGAATAGTCATGCGCTTGCCGCCGGTTTCAGGGTCGTAGCGCATAATCGCGTATATCTCGCGATTCAGCGGGTTGAGGCCACGATGTTTGCAAACCTCCAGGAAGAGCTGAAATTCTGCCGGAGGTACGCCAGCAGCAACCGTTTGGCGGATAATATCGATCTGACCGGGAGTAAATTGGATCAAGTCAGTGCTAGTAATCAAGGTTTTGTCCTTTCGCGGGCCGCTTTACGCTTCAATAATTCCATTCAGCCAGGCCTCGCGCATGATCATGCTGGCTGCCTCAGCCTCGCTTAGCTCGCCAATTGCGAAGCTGTGCCAGATCTCATCTCGGAAGTCTTCCATCTCCTCCTCGGTGAGAGGAGTGAAATCGTCGTTGTTGTCCGTTCGTACCTTTCGCATCGCGGGTTCCTTCTTCTCAGATCAATTGTGGTCTCGCTGGGACCACATGGCTATCCTGATCGGCAAGATAGCTATAATACGGGTCATCTCCAAACATCAGAAGAGCCGCTTGCTCCTCTGTCAGTGTGCCGTCTGCCAGCTTCTCGCCCATGTCAGCCAGCCAGTCATCCTTCTGGTCGAGCGGTATATCGCTCAAAGGTCTCATCATCGCGGGTTCCTTCTTTCGGGTCCATCCTGCTGCCAGTGCGATTGGCAGCAGGATGGAAATGCCAGTGCTATAGCCTGAGAACGATAGTCGCGGTGTATCGCGTCGATGTGACAGGATAATCCCCGGAGGTATCCGTAATCTCCGTGACGTTCATCTGAATGGATTGCACCAGAGCGGGATAGTTGTTCAGATAAGCATTAACCATCTCGTCAATCTTGATGGCCGCACGTCCGGCGAACGCATCCATAGTGGTCAGGGTTTTAATCTGCACAATATCACCATCATAAGTCATGTTTTTTGCCTTTCTGGCTTTCGCCTATACTAATTTTTGCTGCAATTTATCGATCTCAGTCGCAATTTCGGAGCCCGACATCTGCCCCAAGACGCTCAACACTGCCTGCAGTGCACCAATCCTGGCGGAATTGACCAAACCTTCTGGTACCGATCTATCCAAAACCTTGTTGGCGGCCTTGAGCACATTGAGCAATTGCCGGTCACGCTCTGCTTCTTCCACACTCAATTCCCTCCCTGCCAGCGCTCCAAAAACGCCCGGTTGCGCTCCGCAACAATGGCGATACACCGCTGATTCTGGCAGCTCACTTCACACCCAAGTGGCGCGTCTGGATTGCTAGCATGCGCCCGGCAAATGGGGCGTTCACACGCAGCGCACCAGTTCAGGGGCGACTGTTCGCAGGCAGGATATGAACATCTCTGTTCTTCTCGTTCCATCTCAATTCCTCCTTGGCGAGCGGGGCCT